CTTTAGGGGATGATGAAATAGATTATACACTTTATAACCCTAACCATCCATCAGGATCAGCTTATTATGGTGAAGCAATTGATAATATGCCATTACTTGAAGCATTTCCAAGCGAACTTCAAATAATGAAATATAAATTAACTACTTTACCTAGAGGTACTTCTAAATTACCTGTATTAGATTTAGGTTATGCCGCAATTACTTTAAGACAAGGAGCTCAATTATCAATTACCCCACAAACATTAAATTATTTGGGTAATGAACAAACATTCGAAACATCAGGGTATAGTGCAACTATCGGAGATGTAAGAGTATTAAGCACCTTCACAGGGCAAGGTATTCAAACTGAGGCTGCTATATCTGCAAATGCAAATGCTAAACAAACTATAGGAACTAGTGTTGCAAAAACAGTAACTGGAACTCAAATAAACGTGACAGCAACAACAGTAAATACATTATTTGGTTCTAATGCCCAATTAAGAACAACATTAACAGTAACAGGGTTAGATAGTGGAGCACGTATTACAATCCCAGTAACAATAACAAGACAAACTTTAACCGCAACAATATCATAATATGGCTTTTAAAAGATTAGATCCAGAGGATTTCGTAGTAAGTTCTGATTCAGTAACTTCAACAGTATGGAGCAATAATTCTCCATCATTAAATACCTTTTTTACATCTTCAACACAAACACAAGGACCATCAGGCCCATACTATTTAAGTGTTTTCAATACATCATCTAGTAGTACGACTGGGTCATCTGCCGCAGCTGTTCAATTTCAAATTGCCTATGCCAATAAAAATGGTGGAGGTGGAGTTAACTTTGACGGATCAGTGCCCTTTGTATCACCTACAACCACAATTTATGGGCAATATCGAACTTTAATATTAGAAGATGAAAACGCTAATTTTATATGGGGTGAATCTTCTACAGGAAGTGTAGATAATGGTTTTTATGTTATAAGTGTTGAAAGAGCAAGATATAAACAATCTCTCCTCCCAGGAACACTCAATTTAACTTTAAAAAGTAATAATACATTAGCAGCTTATACCCAAATCCACTTAACTGATAATTCTGGAATGGTAACATTACCAACTTATTATGGTACACAAAGAGTTTACCAATTAATTAGTGGTTCTAATGGTGTAGCTTATGATGCTGCATCTGGAGGAACAGGTTTTACCCCAAGTAGTGGATCATATGGTTGGTTTTGTCCAGATATTTCTACTATACTATTAAACGAGGCAGCTTTAGATGATAATACCACAGGTACCCCAACCCCAGGTGGTATAAATTTATTAACGGTAACTGCTTCTAATACATTTGGAGATAACCCAGCAAAATTATTTGCTGTAATGACTGCTTCATTGGGAGATGAAGATGGTAATAAATTCCTTCTTAACTCACAAGAAACAATCACTTCTGATTATGTGTTTATTAGAGCAAGAAATAGTGAATTTAACTATACAGAAAACCCATCATTCATATCAGGTTCAACTGGTGAAGTACTTTATCCTTACTTTATCAACAACCCACAAACATTCCCTACCACAGTAGGAATGTATAACGATTCAAATGATTTAATTGCTGTAGCTAAATTATCAAAGCCTATACAAAAAGATTTTACAAAAGAAGCTCTTGTTAGAGTTAAACTAGATTTCTAAAATGAATGAGCGCTTACAAACAATTCAATACACAGGACTTAATAGTATCACCATTTGAAGTAAATAAATCATTTTCTTTTTTAGGTAGTGAATTTCTAGATAATGGTATTAATTGGTATGAAATACCCGCTGGTACTTTCGACACTAGTTTTTTAACTAATAAAACTCTAGTAGGAAACCCTGGTGAAGAAGAATATACTGTTTTATTAGCCAATTCAATTAAACAGCTATACTACACTAACTATATTTCAGGCAGTGCAGGATTTACTCAGGATGCAATAACATCTAGTATTTTACTAGGTGCAAACAGAGAGGGAGATACACGTATTGGTGGTGTTCAACAATCTAATTTTTATAATTACGAACAAACCACACTTTTTCCTGGTAAAATATTCCCAGCATCTGGTAAGTTTGCAATAATAAGTATACCCTCAAAATTATTTGGAGATTATATTCAACCCAACTCTTTTGAACTTTTTACCACAGGAAGTAGTAACACAGGTAGTTATAGAGATGATGGAAATGGGCGTATTATTGCCCCAGATGGAGATATAGACGGTAATATTATATACCAACATGGTATTATAGTTCTTAGAAGAGCAAACCCTATATGGGCAACAATGAATCAAGGAAATGTAACTGCTTCTTTCTCTAGTTCATATAAATTATTTGAAACACAATATCAATGTACAATTGATGAAAATGAATTTAATTATACATTAAATCCTAGTGCTGTAACAGGTAGCCAAATACCCACAGTATTTTCAGGAAGTAGTATAGAATGGGAAAACACAGCATCTATTGGTTCTCCTTTAGGGTTTGTAACAAGTTCATTTTTTGAACCCTATATTACAACTGTAGGATTATATGATGAAAATCATCAACTATTAGCTGTAGGTAAATTAGCACAACCATTACAATCATCCCCTACTACGGATACAACTATTTTAGTAAATATAGACAGATAAATTTTAATTAAAACTAAAAACATGAGCTGGACTTATAAGACACATGAAATAGGGGATATTACTCAATTTCCAAACAATACTTTTGGTTTTGTCTATATGACGACACATAAACCCACTGGTAAATCTTATATTGGGAAAAAAGTACTATTTCATAACCAAAAGAAAAAATTAGGTAAAAAAGAACTTGCTGCTCTAACTGGAGTAGTTGGTAGACGACCTTCATATAAATTAGTAGTTAAAGAATCAGATTGGCTTAAATATTATGGTTCCCAAAAAGATATTAAACAATTATTATTAGAAGGTAAAAAAGATGAATTTGAACGTACCATATTAAAATGTGTACAAACCAAAAAACAACTTACCTATTTTGAAATTAAATATCAAATGTTATATGAAGTATTAGAAAAACCAGATAAGTTTTTTAATGATAATATTTTAGGTAAATTTTTCACAAAAGATCTAGATAGTCTAGATTTTGAAAGTCTCGTGGAGGACACAATATAGTTTCGTATATTACCATTTATGGTAAACCAATTATTAGTTACACTAGTAAATTCAGTATTAGGTTCGGGGAAGGCAACTGCCCGAAATAACTATGCTTACCACTGCCCTTTATGTCATCACCATAAACCCAAATTAGAAGTTAACTTAACTGAAAATCGCGAAGGTAAAAATCCTTGGCATTGTTGGGCGTGTGATGCTAGAGGTACTACTATCTATTCTTTATTTAAACAATTAAAAGCAGCATCAGATAAATTTGTAGAACTAGGTAGTTTAGTTAAATCTTCAAAGTCAATCAAAGAAACACAAGTTGTATCTAGTGTTGTATTACCATCCGAGTTTATTGGTCTAGATAACGTTGACTTAAGCGGTATTATGGCTAGACACGCGCTTGCGTACCTAAAAAATAGGCACGTGAGTAAATACGATATTATCAAGTATAACATAGGTTACTGTAAAGAAGGTTTATATAAAAATATGATTATAATTCCAACATATGATGCAGATGGTAGACTAAATTATTTTACCGCTCGTTCATTTGAAAAAGAACCATATGTTAAATACAGAAACCCATCAGCAAGTAGAGATGTAGTACCTAATGAACATTTAATAAACTGGAATATACCTATTATTTTATGTGAAGGACTATTTGATGCTATGGCTATAAAAAGAAACGCAATCCCACTATTAGGGAAAAATATACAGAGTAGCTTAATGAAAAAAATAGTTACATCTGTAGTAGATAAAATTTATATTGCATTAGATAGGGATGCAATCAAACAAGCTTTAAAATTCTGCGAACGATTAATGGCAGAAGGTAAAGAAGTCTATCTTGTAGATTTACAAGATAAGGATCCGAGTGAAATGGGTTTCGAAAATTTCACTAAATTAATACAAAAAACAGTCCCGTTAACCTACTATGACTTAATGGAACAGAAATTAGCATTATGATCAAAAAATCATATAAGAGATTACTAGAAATATCAGATGATTATCAACAAGTTACAATGCCTGATTCAAGGTATTATAGACGAAATGGTAAGTATTATCCATCAATTACACACGTTTTAAGTACTTACCCAAAGGGTAAATATTTTGAAGATTGGCTTAAAAAAGTAGGATATTCATCTGAACACATTGTTAAGAAAGCAGCTGCAGAAGGCACACAAGTCCACGAAATGATTGAGGATTGGCTAAATGGGAAAGAAATTACATTTTTATACCCTGATGGTAATCCAAAAATGCCTGCACACGTTTGGCAAATGTTCCTTAGATTTGTAGATTTTTGGGAAACATATAATCCTGTATTAGTAGAAGCAGAAGTACACCTATTTTCGGACGAACTTCAAGTCGCAGGAACGTGTGATTTAGTATGTGAGTTGGAATTTAACGGAAAAACTGAACGTTGGATTATAGATTTTAAGACATCTAACCATTTACAGACAACCTATGACTTACAAGGAGCACTATATGCTCAATGTTATGAAGAATGTTATGGTATGAAAGTAGATAGAGTAGGAGTTTTATGGTTAAAATCTAAATCGAGAGGTGAAGATAAAGCAGGAAAACGCTTAAAAGGTAAAAATTGGGAAGTATATGAGTCGCCTCGTACACAAGAACAAAACTTAGAAATCTTTAGTCATGTAAGAGCTTTATTTAATATTGAAAATCCTAAACTAACCCCATACACCTCAACATTCCAAACAACATCTAAAAGAAAACTTTAAAAGTAATGCGCGGGAGACTAGGCTACCCGGGATATCCTTCGTATATTCACATATAAGTGAGACACGAAGTTTCATTTGTTAATTTAAAACAATTAAGGTTATGATGAGTCCAGAAAGTCTTTACATTGCAGAACAGGAATATTTTAGGTTTGAAGAGATTATGAATACAAAAGAATACCTCACAAAAGAGGAGTATGATTTTTGTTTTGCATATGACAAAGATATTAGAGAAGATACTTCTTATGTAGGTGATTCTTATGGTGATTATTTAAATTTAAGATTATATAGTGAACATGACCACGAAAAACGTGGAGAAGATGATGTTAATAACTTCTAAAAGTAATGCGCGGGAGGCTTGGCTTCCCGGGCTATCTTTCGTATATTCATAGGGTATTAATAATTAACAATCAAGGTTATGTCAAAAATTAAAGAAATTAGAGAAAGTATTAAAAAAGGAAATGTTAAATTCACTATA